AAATACTAGTTACTGTGGCATTTCTAACATTAAAAATTTCATCGGAATTTATAACATTTTTTCTATACAACATAACGGTTTTATATGCCGGTAGTAGAATTTCGGCATTTTTACCATCACCGAAAATAACCTCAATAAAACCTTCCGGAGTATTGTTTATTTCATAAGCATATTTAAAATTGTGGTTTGTGAGATTTTCAACCTCGAAATATGTTCTAAGCAAAGTTCCATTTTCATCAAACTGTCTAATCAAGGTTCGGTTATTAAAAATATTTTTTTCATACATAATATCTTTAAAATTTTTCATCGGTTTATTATTAGTGATTTCCCTTGAAAAAGAACCTCCTTGAACTATAGGCACATACATAAACACATGTTTATCAATAATATTGTTTCCTTTATCATATGATAAAACAAATTCAAATCCCAACTCAACTACGCCATTATACAATGAATCATTGTCATAAGTCAATGCGTCAAGGGTGTCATTAGTGTTAAAATATAAGGATTCATCAAACTTTAAACTTTGAATCTCAAACATTTTTCTAGATGCCACATAATCAACAAAAATATTTTCATTTGAATTAAAACGCATTTGAAATTTATCCACAAAAATACTTCTTTCATAGTATTCAAATGTATTTTCGACAATCTTTTTTACTTTAATCCCATCAGTAATATTGAAATTTTCCAATTTTCTAAATATATTTTTTAGAGTATTCATAAAATCTTCGGCAGTTATAGATTTAAATAAATAATCCAATTTATAAGGATAATACGAATTACTTCCATATGTCAAAGCTTCAAAAACTATCTCGGACGATTTTGAAAGAATATCATTCATAGAACCTTGTTGTTTTTTCTTCGTTATTAATCTAGATCCACCATCAGAATCACTAATATCAAATCTGTTGATCGAAACAGCTGGCTCTATTCTATTGTACTTATACCCGAGCATGTCAGCTATTTTAACAACATTCCTTCTATCCTTAGCTGTAGACAAATATGCCTCATTCATATTCATATCTACGCGATAAGCCATCATCTCGCCATAAAACGCAAAAAGTTCTATCAGCATCATAATAGAATCAGATCTAAAATAGTCATTATAATTTGGATATGTGCGTTCGATATAATCCTGTAATGTTTGTCTTATCGAATGGAAATCATACTGTTCAAAATTATAATTTTCTATTATATCGGTAAATTCGTTTGATAGTTTCTTAACTTCTTTTTCAAAGGTTTTAACTGCCATTTTTTTTCCTTTTTTTAAAAAATTGTTTATTTTCTTTATTTATCAAAGTAAAAAGCAAAAATTATTTCACAAAAAGATTATCAATAATAAATATTTTTTTATCCTCGCTCTGCCGAAAAACCCCGACCTAAAGGACGGGGATGCAGAGGATAGGAAATCGGAATAATTAAATTATTTTATTAAAAATCAAATTAATTGTAAAATTAGATATAAATAAAAATGTGAATTTCCACAAATATAATTGATACAATACTTTTTGATTGTAGCAGATCTATTAATAGATATAGATCTTTGATCCGGAGAATCATGAAGTTATTTGATTCCCAAAAAAACAAATTGGTCTCTGGTAGAGAAGACCATGATTTCAATAGAAATCAGAATCTTTGTAAGTCTTGGAAACGAGCATTAGAAGCTCTGTCCTTCAGGACAGAGCGCTTCACTTAAAGGATATAAGACAAATGATTTCAAACAAATGGAAGCAAGGAAAATACGACTTGAAATTTCCAAGTAAATATAAAGGAACACTTCCAGTAATTTTCAGAAGTAGTTGGGAACATAGAGTTTTTTACTTTTTGGATAATAATCCGTCAATAATTGAATGGGCTAGTGAAACTATTGTGATAAATTATAAATACCAATTAGACAATAAGATGCACAGATACTTTGTAGATATTAATTTCATTGCGAACGACTCGGAGAATATACAGCGCAGATATTTAATTGAAATCAAACCATTCAGCCAAACAATACCGCCGAAACCGCCGATGAAAAATTCACACAAAGCAATGCAAAGATATAATCAAGAAGTGATGACCTTTCAAAAGAATCAGGATAAATGGTTATATGCGAAGGCGTGGGCTGATAAAAATGGTTATATTTTTGATATTTGGACTGAAAAAACTTTAGGTTTGGGTTAAAATTTCAACCCACATATATGCCACCACAGTCCAAAACACTTTTTTCGTAAAGTTCTGCTTCCAACTTTTCTATTTCCGTTTGAGCTTGAGATATTAAATCACTGCCATTCATAGATAAATCATTTGGAGCGGAAACACCACTATATTTGCTACGTACTGCTCCCAATAACAATTTTGTTTGGGCCAAGGCGTACTTTTGCACCCAAGAATCGCCATAAATTGGGGCTAGATCTTTGTATTTTAAAACTTTAGCCGCTACATTCATATTTGATAATATCTTAGTATCGGTTTGAATGTATCTCTTTCCATCTTTATACAAAATTCTACTAGGTACTGGATTACCAGCCTTTTGAAGAGCATTATCATTTTGAATCATACCAAGCATCGTAATTTCATATGCTTGACCGAATGTTTCCGGTATCAAAGTTACGCCAGTACCACCAGCATATGTATTGATAGATATAACGAAATCGACATCATCTGGAACTTCATGAAAATTTGTTCCAGCTTGTAAATGCAAAACAGTCCATTCTTCATTCCAAGCATCTGATGAATTTTGACCATAATAATTGATAGTATGGTAGATTATCATATCCAAATCTGAATCGGATAATTCAACGTCCAATTGTGATGCTCCTAGCATCGCCAAAATATATTTTTTTAAAAAATCTTTTGTCATATTATGCCGTCCTTTGAATTATCCGATTTCATTTTAACGTTTTTTTTGTTGTTTTTTTTGTGAATCTTGTGATTCAGCTGCAACCAAAGAATCTTCAACTTCTACAGAGACAGAATCATTGTGTGTATCAACGACTTCTTCCACTTTCGTGATTTTGTCTTCGATTTTTGCCTGTTGCTTGCTTTCATTTTTTTGAACTTCATTTGTTTCTTCGGCATCTGGAACTTCTTGAATAAATCTCAAAACGTTCAAATAACCACCAGATAATTTATTTTTTACTGAAACTTTAGATCCAAGTAATAAACTAACCGTTTTGTCTTCACCAGGAATAGTAAAATTAAATAAACCTGGTTGTGTACTTTCATAAATGTATGCCATATTCATCTCCTATTTTAATGGATCAATTCTCACCAAGTTTCGAATTAATAATCCCTAAAAATCTTCTAAATTTCGCTTTCTCATTCTTAGCCTGTGTTAGGTCTCTCTCTTGATTTGCGATGTATTTTTCTTGTTTAAATTTTTGTGAAATCTGTGAAGATTGAACATTTTTTATAGTCAACGATAAACTAGCGATGATTCTATCATAAAAGTCCAATATCTCACGTATTCTTGTCTTAATCAATCTCAAATCTTTCTGTGAACTGGTTGGTGATTCAAGAACAAACCTAATCTCTTTCTCAGTAATTAGTTTTTTCTTAGCTTCAGCTTCAATCTCAGACTTTGGACCGCCAACACTAATTCTCATATATTTTTCAACCAATTTTATTTTTCAAACAAATTTTTACCTTCTTTCATTACTTTACACGCCAATTCGTCTTTAGCTGCTTTAGTAAATGAAACGCCAGTTTTTGGATTTCTTACTTTTCTTTCATTTTTATGCTTTTTAAACACTTTAAATAAAGAACCAAATTTAATTTCTCCACCAGCCTTAACTTCTTCAGAAATAACTTCAAGTAAGGCAGACCAAATACGATCACATTCAGATTTTGAAACTTTTGATTCACCGATTATTTTTTGTAAATTTATGATAATATCAGCTTTTGTCATTTTATTATTCCTATTTTTTTTTAAAAGTTATTGATTTCTATTTTACATTTTTATTTATACTATACACATATATGAAATGGATTTTTTCTATTTATTTTAAACAATTTTTTAAAAAATCTAAAAGTAGAACATATGCATAACCAATAGCGTGCTGTTTCTTGTACCTATATTTCCCATCGTCTTTTCCCAATTTCTTAAATTGCTCATCAAATACCGCAACACCATAAGTTTCTTTTAGAATTTGATGTTGATCCATCGTTTTATTTTTTAGAAGCGTATAAGTATGCATATAGGCTTTCATTTTATCGTAATTTTGAAGTGCTCCTGGTCTAATTATAGCTAGAATTATAGCTAAATCCATTACAGATTCAGCTTTAAAATCACAAACTATTCCTGGATAATTTGAAAGTTGGTAAGGGTTTTCATATTCCCACAAAGCGCCCCAATCAATGCATTCATCTTCAATCAAAGTAAGATATTGTTCAAAAGATTCTTTATCTATACCATCCAAGAAAGTATTATTCAGAATATCAACTTTTTGATATTTCATCAGTTCCATCTTTTTATAATCAATTACGGAGATATTGTTAAAGGCTGGAATGGATTTATAAAAATAAATTCCAGCTGGGTGAAGTGTTGTTCCTTTTTCAGAAGCAACACACCCACGTAGCAAATTTTCTCTAATATTAGTTGATTCTAGAGATGGAATATCTAAATCTAAATCAGATAATTTCGTCATAATCCAACCTACTTACTTGGTGATACTTCAATTTTTGAAATACCTCTTGTTTTAGTAACCAAGATTACTTCTTTAACTTTTTCTTTTATTTCTTCCCTATGTGATATGAGGTAAATTCGCATTTTTTCCTGCTTTGCTACATTTTTAATAAACGCATAAACAGATTCTAACAGTGTTCCATTAATACCACTATCTAGAACTTCATCCATAAACATAGCATCAAATTCCACATTATTTTTCAATTTAAAAACTTTCATAAGTGCCATCAAAATCATAATATTTCCAATTCTTTTTTCACCATTTGAAAGTGATCCTGGATTGACTTCTTTTCCAAGTTTCATCACGCGGATAGTAAAATCGGAATTAAATTGAATATGAATATTATAATCCGGAATTAACTTTTTAAATGATTTTAAAATCTCATTGGACTGCTTGATGTATCTTCTTAGAAATTTTCCACGATTTTTTGGATCTTCAGATAGTTTAATGCACAATTTGTAATCACTAATAGTATCAACAACATCATCGATTGTGTGTACATCTAATTCCCGAATTAAAGATTTATTAGCCTCAATTTCAGTTTGAAAATGATTTTCCTGATTAATTAGTTGTTCTAATTCTTTTTTAAAATTAGTAACAACAATATCAATATTATCCAATTCTTTTCTTTCAACCGATAAATCTATTTGATTCGTCGCTTCTTTTATTTCTGTTAATAGTTCTTTCTTCTCATCTACCGTTTTTTTAATTTTTTTTGCCGATAATTCATACGCATTCAAACTTTCATCGATCGATGTCAGTTCCTTTGTTAAATTCAACAATGTATCATCACTATTTTTTATAGCTTTTTCATCTTCCCAAGTTTGACTGCATGTTGGACATACATTATCCTTCAATGATTTATTTTTTTTCTGTTCTAATTCAAATTTTTCCGTCAAAATCTCAAATTCTCTATTTTCGATATTAATTTTTGAATTTATATCTTTTTGTGAAACCTTTAGCTCATTTAGATCATTAGTGATATTCTGTTTATGAGTATTCAATTCACCAACAAAATCATACTTTTCTTTTTCTTCTTCCAAATTTATTGAGTTGTAAAATGATATTTTTTCATTCAAAATCTCAATTTCTTTTTTGCGTCTATTTTCAAATTTTTCATGAGAAATTTTCAACCTTTCAATCTGTTCATTTATCTGATCGTTGGAGTATCTAATTTCCTTTGCACTAGATTCCAAATCGGCCAGTTTAACTTGTTCATCACGAAGTTTTTCTTTAATTTCGGACATTTGCAGATTGAAAATATCAAAATTAAAAATACTTTCTAAAACCTTTTTCTGGCTGGAAGGAAGCATGTTTAAAAATGGTTTATTGTGTTCTGATGCTACTGAGAAAAATGATGTTTGTAAAAACGTTTCAAAATTCATATGGAAAATTTTTTGAAGCATCTCATCATTATCTTTATCATCAGCTTTAGATATATTAACCCATTCAAATCCGCTTTCCGTTCTAATATCTTGGACTAATTTGTAAATATTTAAAATTTTAGGTTTTCTACCTCTTTCTATTTTATATTTTGTTTTTTCAGCATAAAATTCAAGCTCAACTAATGCTTCTTTACCTTTAATGTAATTCACAATCTCATTAGCCTTCACATTTGAAACCGTTTCACCAAACATCGCGTATGTTACTGCGGCCATAAATGACGATTTTCCTGATCCGATTTTTGAACCTTCGGTGTCTTTATCTATGCCATCAACCAATACAACAGTCGATGTGAAATTATTGAAATCAACTTCTTGCATATCGCCATAACTATAAAAGTTTTGGATTCTAAGTTTATCAAATTTAATTCTCATTTTTTGACTTTTGTCCTTCTTAAATTTCAATTTCAAATCATGTTAAAGATCCATTTATATTAACAACTGTCTATCATTCTTGATAATTGGTTGTTAAGCTTTTTAGAAACTTTATCGATTCTCTTTCCTCAAAGTTTTCAATTTTATTCCCTTTAATCAGTTCATTCAAAATATATTCCATATATGTTTGATCTTGTTTAAATTTAACCACATCTTGTTCTTCTTCCGATTCATCGGAATCATCATCGGAAGCCAAATCATCCCAGGCAAAATATTGGTCATCCAAAACCAAGTCATTAATCATATGCTCCAAAATCAAAGTTGATTTCAATTCTTCTAATTCGGAATATTTCAAGCTAGTATCAATCACCAATTTTAAATTATCACCCGGTCTAAAAATAGTTGTCAAATCTTCAATTTCTAAAAGAGATGAAATTTTAAATTTAAACATTCTTGGATGATGGTATTCAAAAAATTCCATGCTTCCAGAAATTGTGTCTAAAATAGTCCAACCTCGAGCATCGTCATCTTCACCATAAAAGAAACGACATAAATTACCTATGTAACTTAAATTTCCTTTTGTTTGTTTTTTGTGGAAATGTCCTAAAAAAACATGATTATATTTTTCAAATAAAGATTCATTCACACCTTCTTCAGCTTTTAAGAATTGATTCAACATAAATCCCTGGACTTCAAGGTGACCACAAAGATAATCTGCGTCTTTAAATTGGTGGTCTTTAACATACTCATTTGGAAAGTATGGTATCATATAAAACGTTTTTTCAAAAATATTTAAAATTCGACAACTATCGATAAGCTCAATATTTGAATATCCAGATAAAATATGTAGATTATGTCCAGTTTCATCATATGTTTTTTTAGACATATCGTGATTACCAACTAGAATATAAGCTTTTTCATAAGTATCATTTATTAATTGGAATGCTTTTGCCAACATATTTAATGTGCTGGTCGAAATCGTCTGTTTGACATCTAGGGTATCACCTAAATTAACCAACGTGGTTATATTATTTTTTTTTGCATGTTCACATTGCTGTCTTATTCCTTCTAATATAATTCCGTCAAATTTACCATTTGATTTACCAAAATGCCAATCAGTACTCAGTGTTATTTTAGACATTTTTTTTCCATAATCTCATAAAAGTGTATATTTTAAAGGTAATTTTACAATTTTATCGTTAAAATGAAAGTTTTTTTCTCAATAGTTGTTTTTGAAATAAAAT